GAAATACCCACGCCGGATTTGTAAGTAAATGTACGAATCCAGCATACTATCCAGTAGAGGCTATTGTCGTAAAGTCCTTACAAAAATCCGGCGTGGGTATTTCGCGGAAATGTTGTTTCCCACATGGACGGACAGTCGGTCGCTGCGTCGGTCACACCCCTTTCAGAGACCGAGAATCAGAATCCGAATCAGAGTGCGTTTTCAACGAACTTTTCAACGATTCGTCTCCCAAATCTGGCAGTAACGACAATTCCGACACCCTTGAGACGCTATCCCTCCCAGTCGGACGAACGTTTCAGAATGCTTTTCCAGGGGAAGTACACTTCAACGATTGGTATCCAAATCGAGTGACTAGGAGTGAGTACTCACATCCTTGAAACGTGGCTTCCACTGGAAACGCATTCTGAAACGTTCGTTCGACCGTCCAAAACCGTCGTTTAAAATTTTATGGCTCCCAAACGAAGATTTTGGAACGAGGAACAAAAGATGAAATGATGATTTTCTAAGCACTTTTCAATGGTTCATGGCCCAAATAGAGTACTCACGCCCTTGAAAAGTGCTTCGAAAATCCGCATTTCATCTTTTGTTCATCCTTCCAAAATCTTCGTTTGGGGAGCATGAATTTTCCGACTCGTTTTGTGGAGAATAAAAGTGCTTACCCTGGAAAGCGCACTCGGATAGGGTTGTGTGTTCAACTTGTGACCGTTGGTTCGGCCTTCCCAAATCCGCGTTTGGGAAGTGTAAAACTTCATCGGCTAGTGAATGTATCGGGAGCCGCCCGACTCGACAGGCTCGGCTAAATGTGGGATACACCGGTTTTGTTTCGAAGGTAGTGTATCGCACTATCTAACGTGCATCGCTCGCTATACAGGCACCATTTCTTCGTAAGCAGGCTATAGATGGACTGGTCGTGCCTATGCTCGCGGAAACACCAAAAGTTTCCCAGTTGGGACGGCGTGTCTTCGAGTCGGTACCACTCGTCCACGAAGCGGCGAGTTTCGTCGCACACTAGAAACAGCAGTGCACCGGCCTGCATCTGTTGGGTGTTGAGGTGCGCATCGGAGTTCATGCCGAGTTTCTCGATTAAATCCATTTTGTTCCAATCTCTCTCCGTGCGTTTTCGACGCACTTTTCAAGGGTGCGAGAACATTATTTGGGCTACAAAACCGTCAAAACGTTGAGAAGTGCTTCGAAAATGCACTCTGAAAGGTTCGTTCGACCTTCCCAAATCTTCGTTCGGGAGGGGTGTTGCTGTTGAAGTTGGACACCGCCGTCCATGCATGCGAGTCATTGTGGCGAGCAAAAAAGTCGCACTTTCAGCCCTCGGGTAAACTACGTATGAAGACATCGATAAGCAAAACAAGCAATGATTTGGGTGTGTAAATGCAACGCAATCGACTAATGTTCATTGTCGTGACATGATGCGCTTTCCTACCCAAATCTTTGCTTGTTGCGCTTATCGATGTTCTTATCCACGTTCTAGTTGCCGACGGCTGGCTCCAAACGTATCAGCCTCGTTTCGATGGGGGCCTTGCCTTGGAAGTTTCCGAGGGCCTTCGAGTGAATGTGCAGACCATGAATCTTGACGTCGATTCCGCCCACACGGACGCTCGGGACGTGCATTCCACTCGCCTCCCTAATCCAACGAAACGAAAACACGGAATAATCAACCATGCAATCGGGGCTGACGTACCCAGGTTGGATGACACCGCCGTTGTTGTTCGGGTCTATGCCACCCAGGTACTGTCCGATTGCAGCCGCATCAAACAACATGACCAGGTACTGTCCGATTGCAGCCGCATCAAATAACATGACCGAACTCGTCGACCTGGACGGTACGATGTTTAGAGCCTCACAAGTCGCTGGGTTGTCAAAGTAGAACCGGGCCATGTTGACCATATCGTTCGTTGCATGGTCGTAGGTTTCGACAATGCCTTGCATGTAAGACGCGTCTGGTATGAACAGAAACCCGGGAATTCAACGTGCACGTTCATCCTCACTATCCATCGTCAGCAGGAGTTTGGTGCGGCCCAGCAGCACGGCGCCGTCAAAGTAGATTAGGTAGTCGTTTTCCAGATGAATGCAGTTCGTCTTGCCGAATTGTTTCACACGTAAAAGAGCCTCTTGGACGTATTGGCCCAAAACCAGGCAGACAGCCGATTGAGTGCGTCGAAAGCGAACAAAAAATTGCGCAATTTCGCACCCACTACTTAACGAAGGAAGTTGCATACGTGAGTACTCAACAATCAGGCCAAGTTACAATGGACACTAAAATGATTTAAAAGAAATGGGTCGAATTGGCTGATTGTTGAGTACTCACGTATGCAACTTCCTTCGTTAAGTAGTGGGTGCGAAATTGCGCAATTTTTTGTTCGCTACATGTTGCAAAACACCGATGTCGACTAGAATGACCTCGCTCATCCTTTTATCATGTGATTTTTACGCTCACCAAACGAATTTCTGCTCCCCAAACAAGATTTCGGAAGGATTGACAAAAGAGGAAATCCGGATTTTCGTATTACTTTTCAATGGTTCGTAGCCAAAATCGAGCACTCACGCCCTTGAAAAGTGCTTCATTCGAAATCCGGATTTCCTCTGCGGTCAATCCTTCCAAAATCTTCGTTTGGGAGGGATAGAATTGCGGAGTATCGAATCAACGTCGTTCACTGTCACCCGTGTGGCGAGCAAAAAAAGTCGCACTTTCAACTCTCTGTAGGTAAAAGACGCATGAAAAATCGTAGATAAGGACATCTATAAAAACAAAAAGCAATGATTTGGGCGTTTTCATACAACGCGATCGACTCCAATGTCCATTTTCATGGCATTATGACGTGTTTTACGACCCAAATGATTTCCTGTTGCCCTTATCGATGTTATCGAAGTTTATGCGCCCAAACGACGATTTTGGAAGGATGAACAAAAGATGAAATCCGGATTTCGAATGAAGCACTTTTCAAGGGCGTGAGTACGCAATTTGGGCCACGAGCCATTGAAAAGTCAATCGAAAATCCGCATCTCATCTTTTGTTCCGCATTCCAAATTCTTCGTTTGGGGAGCATAAGGCTTTCATAGCTTTTTTGCTCGCCACACCAGCCGTCGGAAACTAGTCCCCTTTTGCGCCACACTGACTCTCACCATACTTACAAATCATTCTCACCAAACGGGCTCGCGAGTCGAAGCGAGACGGCTCAGTCCTGGCTCACGCGCTTAATCTTTCGATGAGCCTCTGCATATTGTGCACATCCTCTTGCCGGTTTTCGGCGCAGCGATTGCGATGGAACATGATTTGGGCGACATCCAAAACATGAGTACTCACGTATGGTCTGTTTCATCGTTAAGTCGCGTGCCTTGAAATTGCGCAATTTATGCTCGACACATGGAACCCATGTAGCGAACAAAAAATGGCGCAATTTCGCACCTGCGACTTAACGAATGAACGTGCATACGTGAGTACTCAACGATCCGGCAAACTGAACACATTTCTTTTCAATCATTTAAGCGTCTATTGGAAAGTAGCCGGATTGTTGAGTACTCACGTATGAACGTTCCTTCGTTGAGTCGTGGGTGCGAAATTTACCCCTCCCAAACGAAGATTTTGGAAGGCCGAACAAACATTTCAGAACGCGTTTTCGAAGCACTTTTCAAGGGTGTGAGAACAGTATTTGGGCTACAAAACGTTGAAAAGTGCTTCGAAAACGCGTTCTGAAATGTTTGTTCGGCCTTCCAAAATCTTCGTTTGGGAGGGGTAAATTTCGCCATTTTTTGTTCTCCATACCGTCTTTAACACGTCCGATGAACGCGTGTCTGTTGTTTTGTAAATCCATCCTTGCAATATTGTTACAAAGAAAACGTCAAACGATCAACATGCAGCACGCATCTCGCATCATCGAGTCGCATGGTTGTGTCGGTTGTCTTTTGTATACCAATCCTTGTAGCATTATCCTTCCCAAAGGAAGATTTGGTAAGGATTGACAAAAGACGACATTCGGATTTTCGAAGCACTTTTCAAGGGCATGAGTAATCGATTTGGGCTACGAAGCATTGAAAAGCCATGTGGGAAACAACCTTTCCGCGAAATAGCCACGCCGGATTTTGTAAGTAAATGTACGAATCGAGCATGCTGTCTAGTCGAGGCTATTGTCGTAAAGTCCTTACAAAATCCGGCGTGGCTATTTCGCGGAAAGGTTGTTTCCCACATGGTGGAAAAGTCCATCGACAATCCTAATTTCATCTTTTGTCAATCTGTCCCAAATCTTCATTTGGGGGGCATGAGTACTTTCCCAAAGAAAACGTCGAACGAACCACATGCATCACGCATCTCGCATGTTGTTGTGTTTTGTACCCCATACTTGCAATATTTCTATTTGTGTGGCGCACTCTGAGCATTGAGCAAGGCGCTCAAACGGAGACACACCGGGGGTGGTCGGTGCCCATACAGCATCTGTTACGTGTGTGATGGTTCAAAGAGGGCAGTTCGCGATGGGGAGGGTTTGGCTGCATATTGTTACAAAGAAAACGTCATGCTGCATCTCGTACGGTCGGAGTCGCACCTCGCATCTTGGTCCATGTGGGAAACCGCATTTGCGAGACTTACCCCCACGCCGGATTGGGCTAGCCCATTAACGAAGATAACCTGCTGCCTAGCATGCATGACGCTTCGTTAAGTCATTGCCCAGTCCTGCGCTTGGGTGCGTCTCGCAAATGTTGTTTCCCACATGGATCTTGGTGTTGTGTCTGTTGTAACTTGTTCTGGTCGTCGCCGAACTTTGGTATATTCGTCAATGAATCGTCATGCTATCATCATCTTGAGACTTCGACACCCACGCCCTTTCACACGGCTCGCACGCACGCTCATTAGCTGGTATGGCGAACAAAAAATGGCGCAATGTCGCACCCACGACTTAACGAAGGGACTTTCATACGTGAGTACTCAAATTCAGGCCATTTTCCAATGGACACTCAAATGATTGAAAAGAAATGTGTCAAATTGGCCTGACTTTTGAGTACTCACGTATGAAAGTCCCTTCGTTAAGTCGTGGGTGCGACATTGCGCCATTTTTGTTCGCTACATGGTATAATGACATTAACACGGCTCGCATACACGCCACTTGCACACGGGCAGTGTAGTCAAAACGTCGCACGTTCACTGCCAGCGCCGCTGTGGAAATATTTGGCGGACGTACGTCCGTCTTGGCACGCCTCGTGCTATCATCAATGACAATGACATAATTCGACCCCCGAATCGGATCTGGACTATGTGTCGGTACAAAGCCACACGCGGGACGCCAAGGACCAAAGTCCAAAGTGCCCAATGAACTGAGCCACATGCACATCGTCATGCGATCATCACCCTGTGATTCAACCGGCTGGTAGGCACGTTCACGTATTCGTGAGAGGCATCCACATTTTCGTGCCTTCCATAATTATACCCATCCCAAACGACGATTTTGGAACCGTCCGGAACGCGTTTTCGAAGCACTTTTCAATGGCGTGAGTACCCTATTTGGGCTACGAATCGTTGAAAAGTGCTTCGAAAACGCGTTCCGGACGGTTGGTTCGGCCTTCCAAAATCTTCGTTTGGGGGCCATAAATTATGTTTCAGTTTTAAAAGTCTCTAGTGTAATGTACTACACTAGCGTGCAGCGATGTGACGGTTTCGGTGCGGGTTTTCAGAACGTACTATTCGACATCCTTTACACGGAGCATCACAAGGGCACTTACGTGTTCACGCCACGATTGTCGATAGAACACGATTATCACAACAAGCCGAATTTCGTAAAAGACCTCAACGATTTCATGAACTTGCAAAACGAATTCAAGTATCCGGAGGATGGGGACAAAAGTGCGATTTTCTCTCATGCGTGTGCTGCGACGTACCATTTCGTTGAGGCGAATCGGGATACTCTTTTCAAGAGCGAGACCATGTTTAAAATCAAAAAGTGCTTTTTTGCGAACAAGACATCGCCATTTGACAACAACCGCGTGCATGTTGCGGTTCATATTAGACGCCCAAACTTGATCGACGGCGTAATTGCGGGGAGGACCGACGCACCAGACTCGTATTTTTTGAATATCATCGACACGATTCGGCGCAAAAATGGAACGAAGCCAATCTCGTTTCACATTTACTCTCAGGGGGCGCATGAAAGGTTTCTTACTTTTACTTCGGATGACACCGAGCTGCATCTCGACGAGTCTATCCAAGACACCTTTACGGGTCTTGTGCATGCGGATATTCTGGTAACTTCAGCCAGTTCATTCAGCTATACCGCTGCTTTGTTGACGCGTGGCGTTGTTTACTACAAGTCGTTTTGGCACCCGCCATTGGATGAGTGGATTGTATGTTAGGGATAGTGTAGACCAGACTGCCTATGAAAAATGAGTTTAAGGATTCATGTTGAAGAGTCTGACCTATGTGGTGAACAAAGATCTCGCACCCACTACTGTAGGAGTTTGAATTTGCATACGTGAGTACTCAAATCAGGCTGAGTTGTCCGATATGTTCAATCATTTGCGACTGGACCATGCTCTTTAAAGGGCCCTTTTTTTTGGAACGAATGTCTACGGACTTGGACAATGCGGTCATCATTTGATGAAATCTCGTATTGTTCGAGACAACTAGTCTCATTTCAGACCACGGTACATGCTCCTGCTCCTCGAGATTGCAGAGTTGCATCGAACAAACACGAGATTTCATCAAACGATGATAATGTTGTCCAACATTCCAAGCCATGTGGACATTTCTACCAACGCTAAAAACGTTGTGCGTCGAAAAAACGTTCCGGAACCATGTAGCGAACAAAAAATGGCGCAATGTCGCACCCACGACTTAACGAAGGGACTTTCATACAGCCGTCGGCAACTCATCCCCCTTTTTGACAAACCTGCCTTTTCACGATTTTCCCAAAAATGTGAACCACGATTCGTGGTTGAAATAATTGGGAAAATCGTGAAAAGGCAGGTTTGTCAAAAAGGGGGATGAGTTGCCGACGGCTGCTTTCATACGTGAGTAATCAACAATCAGGCCAAGTTACAATGGACACTAAAATGATTTAAAAAAATGCATCGAATTGGCCAGATGGTTGAGCACTCACGTATGAAAGTCCCTTCGTTAAGTCGTGGGTGCGACATTGCGCCATTTTTTGTTCGCTACATGGTTCCGGACGGTTTGTGTGGCCTTCCAAAAACTTCGATTCGGTAGCAAAACATTATCCCTCCCAAACGAAGATTTTGGAAGGAGGAACAAAAGATGACATCCGAATCTCGACGGAAGCACTAGGGCGTGAGTACTCCATTTGGGCTACGAAACATTGAAAAGTGCTTCCTTCGAAATCCGGATTTCATCTTTTGTTCCTCCTTCCAAAATCTTCGATTCGGGAGCACAAATTTTATGCTCCCCGAACGAAGATTTTGGAAGGCCGAACAAGCGTTTCAGAGTGCGTTTTCGAATCACTTTTCAAGGGTGTGAGTACAGGATTTGGGCTACAAAACTTTGAAAAGTGCTTCGAAAAAGCGCTCTGAGATGTTTGTTCGGCCTTCCAAAATCTTCGTTTGGGGAGCATAAATTTGGAGCCAAAAGCGGCCGTCGGCAACTCACCCCGTTTTGGACAAATCGGCCCTATTCACGAACTCGTCCACCATGTAGCGAACTAACATTGCGCAATTTTATGCTCCCCAAACGAAGATTTTGGAAGGCCGGACGAACCTTTTGTAGACCTTTCAGAATGCGTTTTCGAAGCACTTTTCAACGTTTCTTAGCCCAAATCAGGTACTCACACCCTTGAAAAGTGCTTCGAAAACGCATTCTGAAAGGTCTACAAAAGGTTCGTCCGGCCGTCCAAAATCTTCGTTTGGGAGGGGTAAATTTCGCGACCACCTAGGGGAGAGTATAGGTTAGGTACTCACATTGGGCCCAACCATGCACCAAATAGATTAAATCATTTTCATGTGGCTGTTGCTCACTGTGGCGAACAAAAAAGTCGCACTTTCGGGCCTCGGGTAAAAAGCGTATGAAAACGTAGATAAGAAAACTCGATAACAACAAAAGCAAGGATTTGGGAATGTTAATGCACCAAAATGGATTCCGATGGTCCAAACAATGACCTTTTTGGGTGTTTCCCTACCCAAATCATTGCTTTTGTTGTTATCGAGTTTTCTTATCTACGATTTTCATGCCACTTTCGACCGAGGCCTGAAAGTGCGACTTTTTTGCTCGCCACAATGCTGTTGCTAAGACGTGATTTGAATATCTGGTACAATGTTGGCCCAATGTGAGTACCTAAAACATGCTCCATTAGATTGTCGATAAATTGCGCAATGTTAGTTCGCTACATGGCTCGTCCAACGACTAACGACAGTCGGCATCGACCATTTCATTGACAAGCTGGTCGAAACCAATTGTCGGTGACCACCCAAGTTCCGTTTTAGCCTTTGTCGAATCGCCCAGAAGCAAGTCAACCTCGGACGGGCGAAAGTACCGTTCGTTCACCTTGATTAGAACACGGCCACTTGTGGAGCAACATCCAACTTCGTCGAGTCCACTGCCTCGCCATGTTATCGTAAATCCCTTCACACGAAACGCCTTTTCTACAAACTCGCGCACGGTGTGAAACTCGTTCGTTGATAGGACGTAGTCATCTGGGACCGATTGCTGCAACATTCTCCACATTCCATGTACATAGTCCGCGGCATGTCCCCAGTCCCTTTTTGCATCCAAATTTCCAAGAGTCAGGCATTCCAACTCGCCCTTAATGATTTTATTCAATCCCATCGTAATCTTCCGTGTTACGAACGTTTCCCCACGTCTCGGACTCTCGTGGTTGAATAGAATCCCATTACATGCAAACATGCCGTAGGACTCACGGTAATTCTTCGTTATCCAAAACCCGAACAATTTCGCGACCCCGTACGGGCTCCTCGGATAAAACGGTGTGACCTCGGTTTGCGGTACCTGCTGCACTTTTCCATAGAGCTCGGAACTAGACGCTTGGTAAAAACGGACGATGTCTTTGAGACCAAGAGAAAGCACGGAGTCAAGAATGCGAAGAACGCCGAGTGCGTCGATGTTGCCGGTATACTCGGGGACATCGAACGATACTTTGACGTGGCTCATTGCACCCAGATTGTAAATTTCAATTACTTCTGGACCTACACCCTTCATCTCATTGAGGATGTTTTGGATGCTCGTCGCGTCGGAAAGGTCGCCGTAACGTAGAATCAATCGTGGGTAGATGTGATCAATGCGGCCTGTATTAATGCTACTGCTCCTACGAACCATCCCATAGACCGAATATCCTTTTTCCAGAAGCAGCTCAGCCAGGTAAGAGCCGTCCTGGCCACAGATTCCTGTAATCAGTGCCGTTTTCATTTATGTATCTTTTTTAAAAAATGACAAACTAATGAAGAAAACCATCTTAGTAACAGGCGGATCTGGTCTTGTCGGCAAGGCAATTCAGAGTCTCAATATGTCAGAGTACCGGTTTATATTTATGGACTCGAAGCAATGCGACCTGACTGACTATGAAGCCACACGCTCGGCGTTCGAAACAATCAAGCCAACTTACGTCATTCATCTCGCGGCATGCGTCGGCGGTCTTTTCAAGAACATGGAACAAAAGGTCAAAATGCTCGAAGACAATTTGCTTATTAACGCGCATGTTCTTAAGAGTTGCTACTTGGTCGGTGCTGAAAAGGTTATTTGCTGCCTAAGCACGTGCATTTTTCCCGACAAGTCTGAGCATCCGATAAATGAAACGATGCTACACAACGGACCACCGCACAGTTCAAACGAAGGGTACGCACATGCGAAACGAATTCTCGAAGTTCAGTGCAGATTATACAATCAACAGTTTGGAACGAAGTTCATTTGCATCATCCCGACGAATATATACGGACCACATGATAACTTTAATCTCGACGAGTCGCATGTCATCCCGGGATTGATTCATCGGTGCTACTTGGCAAAGTTGAAAGGCGAGCCATTTATTGTAAAGGGCAGCGGTCGACCGATCCGACAGTTTATATATTCGATTGACCTTGCGACCATCATAATGGAAATGGTGCGAAATTATGACTCGACTGAACCAGTCATTCTATCGCCAAGTGAAGAACACTCCATTCAAGACATTTCCGAAATGATCAACAGACACTTTGGGAACAAAGTTCAATTCGACACGAGTTACTCGGACGGACAATACAAAAAAACCGCCGATAATGCCCGACTGCTTTCGTTTTTTCCTGGCGTGCGATTTACGTCGATCCAGGACGGTATTGCACGCACAGTCGAGTGGTTCAAAAAGGAATACCCGAGCGTTCGAAAGTAGTGCAAATGTATAAACGTCATAAACTCACCCACTTTTGTGCAATCGCATGGCCCCCAAACGACGATTTTGGAAAATGGGACGGCCGGTCGGGGACATTGTGGCGAGCCAAAAAGTCGCGCTTTCGGTCCTAGGGTAAAGAACGTATGAAAACGTACATAAGCGCAATCGATAACAATAACCGAAATTATTTGGGCATGCTTATGCCCCCAAATCGACTCTAATGGTCCATTTCATAACCTTCTCAGGTGATTTCGCACCCCAATACTTGCTTTTGTTGTGATCGATTGTTCGTATCTACGTTTTCATACGCTTTTTACCCGAGGCCCTACAGTGCGACTTTTTTTGCTAGCCACAGCCCCAAACGAATATTTTGGAAGGAGGAACGAAAGATGAAATCTAGATTTTCGAAGCACTTTTCAGGGGTGTGAGTACTCGATTTGGGCTACGATCCATTGAAAAGTGCTTCCTTCGAAATCCGCATGTCGTCTTTTGTTCATCCTTCCAAAATCTTCGTTTGGGGAGCATTAATTGACTCGAATGTCCTTTTTCATGGCACTATGACTCCGTGACGAGTTGCCGAGACGTCTGATTTGAACAGTGATTTCGAAAAGAGTTTAATAAATGACGAATCCATCGGAGTGGGACAGACGCCTAAAGTCTTTTTCGAATAACATAGGCTCGATTGAGCGGGCACCTCTGATGAACAAAGTGGCTGTAATTGTCGAACCAAGAAGATCAGAGGTTCTTATTGATCTTCTGCGCTGGATGCTGTATTTGCTATCCCCAGTGGGGTGGAAATTTATTGTGTATGCCGGAACCCAAAACAGTCAGCAAATACATGAATTGGTTGACACACTGGATGTTGCAGACATTTTGGAAGTACGGGAACTGAACACTGACAATCTTACAATACGCGACTACAATGTGATGTTAACCTCAAAGTCCTTTTGGGAAGAGATGCCATTTGAAAATATATTGATATTTCAGACTGATACGCTGCTACTTGATAACAAACTAGATGTGTTTTTAGAGTACGATTATGTAGGGGCTCCCTGGAATAAGAACCTTTGGTGGTTAAATTCGTCCGAACATGTTACTGGAAATGGTGGGTTATCTTTGAGAACCAAATCTGGAATGTTACGAGCAGTTGAAACGTTCCCGTACGATGGGGGGAATGAAGATGGCTTCTTTTGTAGCTGCAAAGATACCCTAAAAATTGCCCCATATGATGTTGCCATGCAATTTTCGATCGAGACCGTGTTTTATGAAACACCCAAAGGCTTTCACAAATGTTGGGCACATCTTCCATTCGAAGAAATGCAAAAGGTATATGCATACATTGACTCTGTATTATCGAAAACGGAATCCAAATCCATTGCACAGTGACGGTCCAATGTGGTGGTTGAAAATCTTGTTGTGAGGTTTAGCCTCAGGCGATGTAGCGAACAAAAAATGGCGCAATTTCGCACCCACTACTTAACGAATGAGAGTGAATGCGTGAGTACTCAACAATCGGGTCAATTGGACACATTTCTTTTAAATCATTTCAGTGTCTATTTGAAATTAGCCTGATTTTCACGTTCCTTCGTTAAGTAGTGGGTGCGCAAATTATGCTCGCCAAACGAAGATTTTGGAAGGCGGAACAAAAGATGACATCCGGATTTTCGAAGCCCTTTTCAATGGCGTGAGTACTCGATTTGGGCTACGAACCATTGAAAAATCAATCGAAAATCCGGATGTCATCTTTTGTTCCGCCTTCCAAAATCTTCGTTTGGGGAGCATAAATTGCGCCATTTTTTGTTCGCCATACCGTGTTTAGGCTCCCCAAACCAGCCGTCGGCAACTCGCCCCCATTTTGACGACAATTTCAACCAGGAAGACGCGACGCAACGAAGTATTTCCAAAGACGACAAGTGCAGTGTCATTATACTCAACAACCTGCTACACTAGACTTTGGTGCGCATGCGCGTGCGCAAACGCCGGCCAAAGGAACGCACACAGCGCTTACATGCGGTGTGAACATTGCCTTAAAACAAATGCGATGTGGCTAAATGAGTTCATCGCAATCATCGGCGGAATCATCGCGAGTGAGCGATATCGACGACGCCGAACTTAACGAGCTGCTTTCCGACTCGTCCATCGCCACAGCGTCGGTCGCCGGCGAACACCCCGACGAGGCTCACATACGGGAGTTGCTCCGAACGTCCCGAACGGACGATGCGAATCCCACGCCCCCGGTCGATATTGCGCAGTTGAAGGCGATGTTGGCCGGAATGCTGCAACATAAGGCCGGCAAGTCGACCGGTGCCGACCACCGACCGGCCAATTCGCGAGACGCACTGCGGTTGAAGCTGAAACAAAAGCAACATTCACGTATGTCGAAATACGCCATCAACGTGCAAACGGAAAAAAAAACCAAGTCGACGCCCCAAAACGACGCAACGTAGAGAGCAGACGACGTCCGAATCCATCCGATGGGCTGTGTGGTGTGGGGTCCTCTATCCGAACGGACGATGTTTCCTTCAAAAACTCGCAACATCCTCGTGTTGCGAGTTTTGTAACTTTACACACACAGACCACGGCCAAACCCGACTGGCAAGTAGAGAGGCGCGACTCGGCCACGTGAGGACGATGAGTGGCGAGAAAGGGCTGCGGGCGGCTCACCGTGATCAGATGGCGCTGATCATCGTCGGGTGTAGCTCAATGCGCTTGGCGATCGGTCGCACCTTGCACCACGTCTTGTATCGCGGCAGTGTGTCCAACTCTACGAGCCGAATGCCGTCCGTCTCTTTGTTGCACGCTTTTTCCAAGACGGAAGACGTGAATTGCGAGTGAACTGCGCTAAACGGGACCAAATTCGATACGAACGCAACAAACACGTACACATGGTCGACGAACGTGTCGGTCGCGTACTTTTGGACAAACAGAAACCGAATATCATGCGGGGAAACGTGGATCGAGTCGTGCGTTTCTTCGTGCAGCTCGCGCATACACGCATCCTGCAGCGTCTCGTTGTGCTTCTTACCTCCACCCGGGAACGTCCATTCACGATGCTTTCGGTCGCGTACTATTACCACTTTATTATCCATAACGGGAATGCACATGACGGACGTGCGGATATGCTTTTTCATCACAGGTGTTGGCTCCATCCGATTTAAATCACTTCGTTCACGTTCATGCTCCCCAAACGGAGATTTTGTGCAAGGTCGGACAAACCTTTCCGAGTGCGTTTCCCGGGGAAGCCGCTTTCAGCGTTTTGTCGCCCAAATCGAGATCTCGCGCCCTTGAAAACTGCTTCCATGGAAACGCATTCTGAAAGGTTCGTCCGACGGTCCAGTGCCATTGTGGATCCATCGGTCGAATGTGGCATGAAAATCGTCGATAAACACAATCGCCCGATTCAATGACGCGCATTGAAGTGCCTATCTACTTTTTCATACGTGCCTTACCCGAGGACTCGATGAACTGTTTCGCTCGCCACTGAGTCGCCACCGTGTCAATGAGGGTGTGGGCGTCGCCGAATGCAGTGTTTCAATGCACCACGAAAGTAGAATGTTAAACGCATGCCGTGACATTAGAAATGCGGTCGTTCGTTATCAACTTGGACCGTCGACCGGATCGATACGAGCGCTTTTGCTCGGAGATGGCCCTGCCGTCGTGCACGCGCGTGTCGGCGGTGGACAGTCGCGACATCGTGTGGACCGACGAACTGAGGGCGCGCGTGTGTGATTGGAACTTCGCTCACATCCCTCTCATTGTGAAGAACGTGGTCGCGTGTTGTTTATCGCACCTGGCCGTGTGGGAAACGGTCCGGACGTTGGACGTTCCATGCGTGGCGGTATTCGAGGACGACGCGACGTGGATTCAGGGGTCGTTTGACCTGGATTCTCTGTCTTTTCCCAGCGAGTTTGGTTTGATATGGCTCAACAACCTCATCCAAGATGGTCGTCGGGCGCTGACTCCAACGGCGAGTCCCGCTGCAGTGTCGAGCGTGTCCGTCATTCCACACTCGCACTACCAATATACCACCGAGGGGTACATCATCACGCCCGCGTTCGCCGGGCGGTTGTGCAGCGAGATAGCACACTACCTAGGCGCAGTCGACGCACACATGGCCCAGGCCATATCCAAGGTCGAGAACGAGAGTGGCAGGACCGTCGCGTTTCAAGTGTGGCCTCCGTTGGTCTGCCAGTTCGATCGGAGCGACACGGACGTGCAACGATAGCATACGCAAGCGCCTGGTCGGTCGATGCGCGAGTCCATGATACGTTGCCTGTCGACATAACAACATGGTCACTGGTCAGACATGTACAAGTGGCCGAGTTGCACAACGAAACATGCCGCACGGCGGCCACACACACACCCTTTGATGCGACAACACGGCTAGAGCCTACGGATGGTCCGCATTTAGACGGTACAGTTTAGACGGTTAGGCTGCTAGACTACTGTTTGTTAGACACTGGTAGTTCTGAAATCGTTCGGCTACGTGTATAGGTATCGATTTCCATACTGCTCCAATGACTTGCATGTATACCAGCAAACCTGGTACACGAACCATCGCCAACGCAACGCGCGCAAATCGCGACGACACGTCGGGCAGTTGGTCTGGAGTTGCAGCCATTGATGCAAACACTCAACGTGATAGACATGGCCACATCGTGTAATCCACTGTGGACGTTCGGCGACACCCCCTTCGTCTTTGCTCGTATCGAGACATATGGAGCATTCGTGATGCACAGACGAAACTCGGCGTAACTGGAACATGAAGCATGTACACGCCGACTCGAAAGCGATGGCGTGCATGGCCAGAATGCACGCCATGGAGGTCAGTTGGAACATCACCCAGATCCAGACGACAGCACTCATCGGAAGCAATGATGCACGACCGCTTTTTGAGTCACTTTTTAATTGAAAGACCTAACCAGCCTGATGCTGTTTTGTATCCCAAATCTAGTACTCACACCCTTGAAAAGTGCTTCCCGGGGAAACGCATTCGGAAAAGTTCATCCGACCTTCCGACATCTTCGAGGGGTTCGCACCCACGACTTAACGAAGGAAGTTGCATACGTGAGTACTCAAAGTTCAGGCCAATTGAATACATTTCTTTTAAATCATTTCAGTGTCTATTGGAAAGTAGCCTGATTGTTGAGTACTCACGTATGCAACTTCCTTCGTTAAGTCGTGGGTGCGAAATCGCGCAATTTTTTGTTCGCCATACCGACTTAGGTTGGTTCGGCCTTCCAAAATCTTCGTTTGGGAGGGTAAACTTGTTTTCGCTCATTTCCTGTGTGACGTGTCACACACGTCGCTCAGGAATATTTCATGTGGAACTCACAAAATCCAATCGATGCATGGCTGGTAGTCAAAACGAGCGCCGTTCGAACACGACGCGTGCTATCTAAATGGAAGTCCAGTCGACCGGCTGATGGTCGTCAATCCGGACAATAGACGACCAAGCGTCGTTGCTCAAGTGGTTGCCGTACTTCTCGATGCCGAACGGATGGCATATGATGTGGCGGGTCGTGCCCATCTTGAGTGAAAAGTCGTGCGCGATGAAGACGCGCCTTTTCATGTCCACGACGCTGTACCGAAAGCAAATCGGGCCATCGGCCGTCTCGTCACCGCGCCACTCATCGATTCGAAAGCAAAACTCGGACGGGTACAGCGTCGTGATAAAGTCACCGACGGCCAAGTCGGTCACCTGCCCGTTCGGTTTGAATACCCGAGCGGACGTCGGTGGTCGCTTCCATTGGACGTACGGGCGGTCGCTTGTGCGTGCAAGGCGAAATATAACCTCGGATATTTCGGTCGGCAGTCGTTGCTCCATGAACCAGGCAAACACAGGGGCCCTGGTCGCACCCATCGCACTCCAAAACGAAGAAACTTCGCCTTCTCGCTGCATGGACGCCCAGCTACACGTACAGTGGCCACCTTTCCCTTTTAAGACGATGCACACACGCTCTTTTACACGCTCGCACGCACGCTCTTTCACACGGCTCGCACGCACGATCTTTCACACGGCTCGCACGCACGATCTTTCACACGACTGGTCATGGTATCCTCATCTTGTGAGTTGGACATACACATCATCGGGCTATCATCTTGTGAGTTGGACAGACACATCATCAGGCTATCATCTTGTGAGTTGGACAGACAGTTCGTCATGGTATCATCATCTTGCGAGTTGGACAGACACGTCGCCATTCTATCATCTTGTGAGCTGGACATACACATCGTCGGGCCATCATCTTGTGAGTTGGACAGACAGAGCGTCATGGTATCATCATCTTGTGAGTTGGACATACACATCGTCAGGCTATCATCATGCGATGTCGACTAACACGCCGGCATATCACGATTGGCAGTGTGGCACGCACGCTCTTTAACACGGCTCGCACGCACGCTCTTTAACACGGCTCGCACGCACGCTCTTTAACACGACTGGCACGCACGCTCTTTAACACTACTGGCACGCACGCTCTTTAACACGGCTCGCACGCACACACGCTCTTTAACACGCCCAGACAACACTACGACTGATGCCATTCTTTTTTATGGAAGAACTCACCATGCTATCATCATCTTGTGAGTTCTACGCATTTATGCTCCCCAAACGAAGATTTTGGAAGGATTGACAAAAAGACGAAATCCAGATGTTCGATATACCTTTCAATGGTTCTTAGCCCAAATAGAGTACTCGCACCCTTGGAAAATGCTTCCTTCGAAATCCGGATTTCCTCTTTTGTCAATCCTTCCAAAATCTTCGTTTGGGAGGGATAACATTTTCAATTTGTCATGCTATCGCCATGCTATCATCATCTTGTGATTTCGACAGACACATTGTCATGCTATCAAAATGAGACGTCGACTAACGCGCGCGCACCCGCCATTTAACACGGCTCGCACACGCTCTTTAACACGACTGGCACGCACGTTCTTTAACACGACTGGCACGCACGCTCTTTAACACGACTGGCACGCACGCTCTTTAACACGACTGGCACGCACGCTCTTTAACACGACTGGCACGCACGCTCTTTAACACGACTGGCACAATCGTCACGCTATCATCATCTTGTTAGTCGAACGAGTGGGAACGAAAACACCAAGA